TAATTTTTCTTTATCATCTTCATCTTCTTTATCATCTTCATTTTCTTTAATTTCTTCATCTTCTTTATCTTTTTTTTTATTATCTTTTTTTTTATTATCTTTTTTTTTATTATGATTGTAATTTGTTTTAGTTTCATTATCATATTTATTTTCATATTCATTATCAGATTTATTTTCAGATTCATTATCAGATTTATTTTCAGATTCAATATTAGATTCATTATCAGATTTAATTTTAGTTTTTTCTTTGTGTTTTTTGTTTTTATTAGATTTTTTTTTGTTTAATTTATTAAAATGTTTTTTTTGTTTAGTTAATAATTCTTCATTTTCTTTTTTGATGATTGCGAATTGTGTTAATAAATCTTTTAATTCTGATGGAGGGTTATTTTTTAATTTTAGTGCATTTTCGATGTCTGTTGATGTTAATTTAAGTAATGATTGTGGGTTTAATGATTGTGTATTTTCTGTTTTTGTTGGGTTAAATGATGATATATCGTATTGATTTTGATTTTTTCCGAATATATTAGGATTTATATGTAAAGTGTTGTCTATCATTGGCATATTAGGGGAAGTTTGTCTAAAATCTGGATATTGAGTTGGACCAATATCAATGAAATTTTCGAATTTTTTTTGTCGTCCTCCTCCGTCTAATGAAAAGTCTATTTCTTGGCGATTGATTGGTTGATTAAATGATTGGTTTTGTTCTATTTCATTGATGTTGGATCCTGATGGTTCAATTAATGAGTTATCATTTGTTATTTGTGAGGATAATGATTTATTTGTACCATAAAACATTTGTCTTTTGGTTACTTCAGCTTCTAAAGAATCATCATGTTTTGGATTAATAAAATCTTTTGATTGGTCACCAAATTTCATATGTTTTCCTAATTTTCCTGATGCTGTATAATATGAGTGTGAATCAGTTGGAAATTGTGATTCTTCAAATGTGGCATAATCGCCACTATCAAGTGTGCCATTTGGATTGGTATCATGGTGGATTTTTGGTTGTTTATTTTTTTTTAGAATATTTTGACAGTTGATTAGACATGACTTATTAAGATAATTTATTAATTTTTTTTTATCTGGGTAATTTAGTTTATTTTTATTTGTACTGATGACATGTTTAAGTTGACTGTGTATTAAATTAAAACTATTTTTTTTGTTTAATCCAGTTTTTTTTGATAAAGTTAACATTAATTTTTCTAAATTTTTTGTTGATGTTATATATTTGATAATTAGAGCCATTATAAAATAATATGGGTAATTTAAATAATTTATTAGCGCGCATATTAATATATCAATATATTAATGTTTAAATTATCGGAAAGTTTTTCGCCATCAATGAAGATAATAGATAAAACAGATTTTAAAAACAGGGGGAATGTAGTGCATGATAATATTGGAACTAATTTGTTACTTGAAAATTTAGTGGATCATATATTTGAAATAAATAGTGTTGATCATGATGCATATACATATACTTCTTTTGATTCAAAAAAGGTTAGTCCATATAATAATCCGTTTAATTTTGTAGTGTCATTTGGTGGGTTAATTAGACCAGCAATTCCGATGAAACCGAATAATATTAAATATGTGAGAATTGATAATGTGATAATGCCCAAGACGAATGTTATTGTAATGGATAATGCAGATCCATTATATTGTACAATGTCAACAGCAACAACTAATTTGTTAGAAAATCAGAAAATGTTAATATTAAAAATTGTTGAATTAAAAAGTAATAGGAAACATTTTACTGGAACGATGATAAATGACGAATCATTTGTAATGATGGTTGATCGTTTAATGGGTCTTGAAAATGCTTATTGGATTGCTTCACATAAGTTAATTACATATCCTAATTCGTGTTTAGGGAATATTAATAGATTATCATTAAAATTGTATAATCAATATAATGCTGAATTAAATGTTGTTACGAATTTGGGTGATATTTTAAATTTAGAACAAACAATAGCTACACAAAAATTTATGTACGGCGGTGTTGAAACAGCTATAGCGAATCCTGTGACTAATATACCAATTTTACAAACAACAATGGGGAAAATGCAAACAATTTACGAAGTAACATTTGGAATTATTGATAATGAATTAAATACCGAGCCGAAATTTGGATTTGGATAATTTAAAAAAATAATTAAATTATAGTAATTTAATTATTTTTTAGAAACTTACTCCATTGAAGTATTCCATTCTAAATTTGTTTATTACATCATCTGGTGTTTTAGAACATGCGATATGTTCAAACGATTCACCTTCTAATAATCTAACTAATGTATTTATGGAATAAACGCCACATTCTGATCCTTTAAATTGGTGTCTAACAGAGTTATATTTTGGATTTAATTGGATATGTTTAGATTTGATATACTTAGCTATTCTGGCAGCGAGACGTCTAATTCTAAGTTCAGGACATAATCCATATGAATCAAAATAAAAAATTTCACCTTTAGATAAATCACTATACATTGCTACCCAATGACTTCCGCTTTTATAATGTTCATCTAAATTGAATATTATACCAATACGTTTTATTCCATCATTTTCTATTTTTTTTAAATTTAAATTTTTTATTCCTAATTCTTCTAAATCATCAAAGTCTATTGGAACAGCTCCTAAAAATAGAAAATCATGATATTTGTGTTTATATTGATCCATTACTTCATTTATATGTGTTGTATTTAACCATTCAAATTGTTTTTTTGGACCTTCAGGTCTAAATGTATATTTTTGTAATTCATCTTTAATGTTATTGTCCATTTTATCAATGAAATCAAGTGAAGTCCAACATGATTGTGATGTACATTTATTTCCTATTTGTTTTGATAATTCATTTAATAAATATTTTCTATATTTTTCTTGGTTAATCATTTCCATTCCATCATATAAATTAATTTTTTTATCAGGATTTGAATTATTATATGCATGTACCATTTCTATTAAAATTTTTAATGAAATACATGAATTTGCTTCAGATATAATTCCAGGGGCACATTTATCTGTATTCATTTATATATAAAAAATTATTATAAAATTTTTTATTTAGTTAATTTTTCATAAATAGTTTTTCCATATCCAACTATATTATTATTTTTATCATATAGTATATTTCTATAATCTTTATAGTATTTGATATCATTAACATATATAACTTCATATATATCTTTTAGTTTAACATCAATATTTAATGATGATACATATTTAATTGCATTTTCTTTTTTTAGTCTAGGAAACATATTAATGATTTTAGTATTTGATTTTGACATGAGTTTACTATATTAATTAATAATTAATGTATTAATTAATATAATTTTCATTTTTTAGGTGTTAATTGTTTTTTATATAATTTTTTTATTTTTTCCATTATAATATTTTCATCTTCATTTTCATCAATAAATTCAATAAGTTCATTTGCTTTAGATGGATTATTTCTGAAAAATTTAACATAATTCCATATTTTTTTCATTATATGTAAATTATCTTCAAACCATTCATCATCACGTGATATTTCGCAACAATTTGAATTTTCTAAATACCAATAAATTATTTTATCTAAATAATATTCCTCATCCAATTCATTTATTGAGTGTAATATCCAATTATCTACTTCTTTTATTGTCATTTCTATTTTTGGTGGGTAAATAAAACTTGCATGTTCATAAATAGAATCTATTTTATCGGAACCGAATTTTTTCGGAATGATTTGAATGATACATCCTTTTTCACGTCCTAACTTTGTTCTAAATGATTCAGTTCCCGAATCTTTAATAAAATCTGTTCTATTATTATATTCTTTAATATTGCATTGCCAAAAATCACATGAATTTAATTGACAGCATTGTAATTGCATTTGTACCTGTACCCAATAATATATTGGACATATAGCATGTTCTCCACCTTTTTGTATTATTTTTCGTGTTGCAGGACATTTAATTTCCAACAATTTTCCAATTTGATTAGTTTTATGAATTCCGTCTAATTTGTATTTTCCTATGATTCCATCAGGACTAGCTCCTAGAAACTCATATTTAGGATGGATAATTAATCCAAAATTTTCAACTTTTACATTTTTTCTATATGAATATATCATGTTAGCTATTTGTTCATATTTTTTACCATGATATGTATATTGATTACCAGTAAATAATTCTTTTCTAATTTTTTTTAAAATAAATTTATATTGAGGTTCATAATGATTAACACCAATTACAGCACCTACATCACTAGCCGTAATTCTTAAATCTCTTGATTTAAACCACGCATCGGATCTTTGTTCAGGATATTCAATTTCCATTAATTTTTTAACTATTTTAGTTCTTTTTTTATCATCATCATTAAGTAAATCATTCTTTTGTTCATCATGGATCCAATCACCATTTCCCAATTTAAACTTATTATAATTGTCTTTACTCATTATTAATTGTCGTTGTATACACTTTTAATAATATAATTAATAAATATTTAATATATAAATATTTATATATCAATTTTTTATAGTTTATTGAATTACAGACATAACCATGTTATTTGATATATTTAAATATGAATATCCAATTAATGATATGAACAATGCAAAAAGCAATGTTAATTTAGATATGTCACTTATAATATTCCAGTATGATACAATTGAATAAACAGTCATCATGATACATCCAAGTACTAAACCATAATTAATTGATTTGATATGATTAAAAAACATCATTGCTAAAATTAAAGAAAAAATACTCATAAAAATCAATAAAAAAAATTTAGTTTTTGGATCTTTTGTTAATATGTTAATTCCATTTTTATTAATTATGAAATATAATATACCAATTGGAATAGATATAAATAAACCCATATATTATAAATTTTTAAAAAAAATCAAAAGATAAATTAGCATTAGTATGATATTTTTATTTATAAAAAATAATCCAAAAAATATTATAACAGATTTTAGAAAAAAATTGATTTATTAAATATATAAATAAATATAATTAAATATTAATGATTAAATACATGTCTATTGGATTATTTAATGATGATATATTTAGAATCAAGAGATTCATAGAGGAGAATAATAAATTACCATCATTATGTACTGATTATGATTGTAATCAATATATGGTTCCTAATAAAAAACGTAAGATAAGTTATTTATTAAATAGTACAGATAAAAATGATACAATGAAAAAATATGTAAAAAATAAATCATTTGATTATGCATATAAAAATATAATTGAATTTATAGAAAAAAACGATAGAATACCGAATATTTATACACCAAATAGAACTGAAAAAACATTAGGAATTTGGTGTAAGACCCAAAGATATCTTAATAAAAAAGGTAAATTAAATGAATATAAAATTAATAAATTAAATGAATTAAAGCATTGGTTTTGGGAACTAGATCGTAAGAAAATATTTATTGATAAATATGAAAAAGTGGTTCAATTTATAAAAGAAAACAATAGACTACCGGTTACATATAAAATGAATGAAAATGAGAGAGTATTAGGAATTTGGTGTTACAACCAACGACGAAAATACAGAGGTGAAAAATTAAATGAATATGAAATTTATAAATTAAATGAATTAACACATTGGTATTGGGAAGTAGATCATACTGAACTATTTAACAAAAAATATGAAAAAGTGGTACAATTTGTAAGAGAAAACGATAGACTACCAAGCTTAAATACGCTAAATAAAGCAGAGACTGTGATGGGATATTGGTGTAATGACCAACGGCGGAAGAATAAAATGGGTAAATTAAATGAATATAAAATTAATAAATTAAATGAATTACCACATTGGTATTGGATGGTCCGTTTTACTAAAATGTTTGATGAAGAATATGAAAAAGTACTTAAATTTATAAAAGAGAATGATAGATTACCATGTGTATTTGCAATAGATAAAAACGAGGAAAAATTGGGGATTTGGTGTGAGAACCAACGAGAAAAAAATAAAAACGGTAAATTAAAGGAATATAAGATTAATAGATTAAATGGACTACCCCATTGGTATTGGGGTTTTGAATGATGTTATTTTTAATATTGGTATGATGTTATAAAATATAAAAATTTAATTTTTATACTTTATCAACTAACTAACATATTACATAAAAATAAATAAAAAATTGATATATAAAATATTTGATAATAAAAATAAAAATAAAAATTAAAATAATACATCAAAAATGAAATACAATGTATTAGATTTATTTTGTGGTTGTGGCGGTATGTCAAAGGGACTTGAATATGCTGGATTAAATGTAATTGCTGGTATAGATATATGGGATAAAGCAATTAATAGTTATAAAAGAAATTTTAAACATCAGGGAATATGTGAAGATTTAAAAAAATTATCACCAAAACAATTTCAAAAAAAATATAACAAAGATAATAAACAAATTGATATAATTGTTGGTGGGCCACCATGTCAAGGATTTAGTATAGCTGGTAAAAGAGATAAGAAAGATCCTAGAAATTCCCTTTTCATGGAATATGTAAAATATATCAATTACTTCAAACCAAAAGCATTTATAATGGAAAATGTAATTGGTATTTTATCAATGCAGACAAAATTAAATGAAAAAGTTATTGATATTATTATGAGTAAATTTGAAAATGATTATAAATCTATATTATGTAAATTATATGCAAGTGATTTTTATGTTCCACAAAATAGACGTCGTGTTATTATTATTGGTATACGACGAGATTTGAATATAATTCCAAAAGAACCAAAACCACGTATATCAAAAGATAAACGTAGATCAGTTGGCGATATTTTGCTTCCGCGGGACGAAATTGATGGTAAATATTATTTAAGTAAAAAAGCAATTAAAGGGATTATTAGAAGAAAAAAAGAATGTATTAAAAATGGAAAAGGTTTTGGAGCACAATTTTTAAAACTTAATAAACCATCATATACCATATCGGCACGATATTGGAAAGATGGATATGATGCATTAGTAAAGTATAGTGATACAGAAATACGTAGATTAACAATAATAGAACTTAAAAGAATACAAACATTTCCGGATGATTATGAAATAGTAGGAAGTAAAAAAGAAATAATTATGCAGATTGGTAATGCTGTTGCATGTAAATTTGCAAAATATTTAGGAAAACATTTAATCAAAACTCTTCAACAAT